TTGGTATCAAAGTGAAACTTCTCAGCACGATACTCTAATATCCGCGCCGCCTCTGCCTTGGGCAAAGATTTGTACAGACCGATCCGTTCGATCAAGCTGGTGTTGCCCGTGCTGCAAACCATCAAGTGCCAAGCTTCCCCCCGCGTCCGCTCGTCGTTGCTGCTGCCCGACATCCGGTTCCGCTGCATACCACCCGTAAGCTGATACACGGCATCGCTCGCTTCTTTCGGCGCGATGTTGGTCATCTCGTCCAACGGCAGGAAGATGTTCTTGTATGACTCAGCCCGAGCCATCTTAGATGCAACCGTATCAACTTCTTTGAGCATGATCAGTTCCGGGTTGCCCCAAATGCTGGCCCCCGCTAGCATCGCCGTCGTCTTGCCAAGCCCTGAGTCCTTGCTGTACATATGAAACAAGCTAGCACAAATCGGACTAAACGCCATCAGCGGGGAACCGAAGCTCATGCCAATAACATACTGGTGCATCTCCATGCCGGGGCGGTTGTAGAACTCCATGATCTCCCGCCACCCCTCCATAGTGCCCTTGCTCTGGAACGCTGGGAACAGCTTCACAGTGGAGCTAGCGGGCGGGTTGTGGTCAACCCTGTCCTTCCGAATGTCCTTGTCCCCCACGATAAAAGACGTAAGAGAATCATCAGCCCAGCCAAACTGCCGGTGCGCTTGCTCCGCAGTAGTTTGTGCTTGAATCTTGTTTACCCATGCAGTTGCGTAACTCATTAGTTCACCCATGTTTAGAACGGCAACGCCATGCATCGCCATATGATCACGAAAAGAATCCTTCGCTAGGATCGACTTCAACGAAATCGTAAATTCCCGAACGCCATCTTTAGGGAGGTGCAGACGCATCACCATTGCATCGCCCACATCCTTGTCTGATAGCCGTCTGGTTATGTAGAAATCATTGTGGTACACCAACGTTTCAATCGGGTCACCTTCTTTGTCCTTTCCCCGTTTGTATATCCCCCCAGCCTTGCCCCGAAAGTACGGTGCCGGGTAAGAAGGAATGACGTATGGCTGCTGCGGCACCGTAGCCGAAACCTCTGGAATGTCAAGAACAACGTTGTCTTCTTCTGTTGCTTCCTGAATCTCACGCCCGAGGACGATGGGGCTTTTGAACTTGCCCTTATGCTTACAGTCACCGCAGATGCCGGGGCTGTATTCTTCAAACTTGTCGCATGTGTATGGGCCACGGATCAACGCGGCTTTAGTAGCAGTATCATCCGGCGAGTAGCCCGGATGCTTTGAAGATATTTTGTGGATAGCCTTGTCGCCGTCCACACAGAACTTGGCAATCGACAACCCGGCCCGCCACATGGGTTCAGTGATCGTAGCCTGCTCTTCAACCACCTTCTTGATCTGAGCGCATCCCTTGCCAGCAATGGTCTTCACCATGATGGTCTTAAACACGTTACGGTAGTTACCTGCTAACGTATCTGTTGTTTCATCACTCGGCCCGGTAGCCGGTGCCCCAGTGAAAAGTCCAGCGGGTACGTCCCCGATACTGAACGTTACCTTCTGCATCACGCTAAGCGGTATTGCCGCCGCGATCTCTCCAAGGAGTTGAACCCCTGATGGAGGATCACTCTTAAAATTCATTGTACCGGGGACGCGCAGGATGCGGGCAACGTCAGAGGTCACTGAAGGATCAGCGTGTAAGTTATTGTTTTTACACAGTATCTTCAGCTTCTCCGCAAGCGGAGCCCACTCGGCGGCAGCTATCTGCTCATCGAGAACCCAGTAGACATGCAGACCCCGCCCAGAGTTCACCACCGTGGGTCTAGGAAGCTGCGTAGCCTTGCAGAACAGGCGCAGTGCGGTTACCCCCGCAGCTTGATTGACGTACTCCTTCCCGGCCCCGCAGTCGATATCAAGGAAGAACGATTTTAGGTATTTTGCATTGCTTCCCTTACGTGACGCACCGTTTTCAAATGTGGACAACGCGAAGTATGCGTTGTATCCCTCGTTCTTAAGGTTCTCTGCAACCTCAAGCACAGCCTCGATGGACGGAAAAAACTTCTGAATCTTCTTGTCTGAATCAGGCTTCAAACCTACGACACAGTAGTAGCCTTCCGCGCTTAGGACTGAGGATAAAAACGTCCTTGTCTGCATGTAAGCCCGTGGAAGTGAATAGAAAACGGGGGCCGCAGCCCCCGAAAGATGCAACGAACTTAATCGTCCCAGCCTTCTACGAGGTCAGCCAACTTCGGCACTTCCTCGGTAGTCTTCTTAGACACAACCTTCTTCGGCTCTTCCACAACCTCTTCAACCACCACGGCTTTCGGCGCGGCTTTCTTCGCCTCAACCTTCGGCTTAGCGTCAGCGAACAACGATGGCGCTGCCTTCGGCGCGGACTTGCCACCACCCATCTTGACTGCTTCTTCCGCTTCCGGGGAAGTACGCAGTTCGTTAACAACTTCCATCTCATCTTCAGTGATGTGACGGACCGCCTTGAACGTCAGTTTCGGCGTAGGGCTGTTGATGTCAAAACGCATCTCGGTGATAACACCAGATGACTTCTCATTGTGCGCCTTCAGGTGCCGACCGTATGCTTGCAGCGGCAGCTTGTTCTTGTCCCCGTCACCGAACACAGAGGTCGATGGGCAGATGACTTGGTAGACTTCCCGCTTGTCAACTTCGCCTTCCAACACCACGGCAATGCGCTGCTGGAACCTGCAAGCACGGGACTCGCCCTGCCCTGAACCCTTAACGTGCTGCGGACAATCCATGCACTTCGCAGACTGACGGTTCTCTTCCGGCACGGTGGTATCCGGGGCTTGGGTGTCCGACGACCAGCAAGTCGGGGCCGAATTCTGCCCTTCGACGTAAGCTGATCCATAGTACGAACGCGAGATCGCCGCTGCCTTGATGATGATCACACCGATAGCACGGTCATCGCTGACACGATATTCCTTGCTGCCAATCATCTCGCGGAACACATTACCCTTGATGCTGATCCGGCGCATCCCACCCATGTCCTTACCTGCCAGGGCATCGGTATCGTCATCAAGCGTGGCAAGATAGGCGGGGCGGTTTCCCTTAAACAGAGTCAGTTCGCTCATAATTTTTTCTCCTTACAGGTCTTTGAAATCGTCAGCGGCTTCAAGTGGAAGCTCTAGCTGAACGGGGGCGGGGGGTGTAAACGATGCGATCAATGCGGTCAACGAGGGGGCGGGTGCCTCTCGCCGATCATCCTCGACTGCTACCACTTCGGGCTTCGGGCGCAGTGCTTCTTCTATTTCTGGGATGCGGAAACGAAACGTGCCACCAACCTTGAGGTAAGCATGTTGTGGGATAGCCCGCTCTTTAACCCACTTACGGATCGTAGAAGCAGACACATTGAAGTGTTCTGCAACTGCGATGAGATTGACATAGGGACTAGCAGTCATTTCTTTGCTACCTTAACAGTTATAGAGTATTCGCTATCCACATTCAAACCCGGTGGAAGCAGGTCGGGGTTTTCCGCAATGAACGCCTGCGTGTTGCCTTGATGCAGACGCTTCTCAAGAAGTTCTGGGATGTTGTTTTCCACGATGAACTTGCCCATCGCTTCCCAGTCATTAGTCCAATACCGCTTTTTGATCGTGCGGTAGAACATGCCTTCCGCAGTATTGGCAGTCTCCAAGTGCTGCTCAGTCAAGTAGCCCAACATCGCGGACTTGACTTGCTTCATCAGCGTCTCTAAGTCTTTGATCTTGGTGTCGTACTCTTTTGTAAGAGCTTCATGCGCGGTACGCATCTTCACATACACCCGAACCAGCTTGTCTGGTGGGATCGTTGATTCAGACATTACTCTCTCCTTCTCGTTGTGAACAGCCACTTTAACAGCGTTCTTTGCTCTAGTCAAGCAATTGTTTGTAAAGATCGACTATTTTTGTGTGGATGACTTCTTTCCCGTCTAACATTCTGTAAACGTGTTTTTCAGCGTTTGATCCTTGTAAACGTATAACAACTGATGGGTGGCGTTGCCCAGCCCTATGCACTCGGGCATTGGCTTGTGCGTATGTCTCTAGGGAGGATGTCGGTCCCCACCACACGACCGTATCAGCAGCGGTCAATGTGACGCCATGTGCAGCAGCTTGAGGCTGGATCACCAGCACTTTCGGCTCGGGTGTTTCTTGGAATCGTTTGAAGATGTCGGTGCGGGCACTAGCACTGACACTGCCTTGGATGATCTCTGCGCTGATGCCGTCCTCATGCAGCTTCTTGGTGATGATGTCAATACCGTGCTTGAAGGGAACGAACACTAACACCTTTTGATTGGTCTCGTCAATCACTTCTTTGAGGACCGCGTAACGATTCTTGATGTCGAACTCAATGACCTCATGGTTGTCAGAATAGACAGCGCCACAAGATATTTGGAGGAGTTTGCTTAAGTTGACTGCTGCGTTCACAGCCGTAATTTCCTCCCCCGCCGCCTCGATGATCATGCGGTTCTTCATCATCGTGTAGTACTTCTGCTGCTGCTTGGTCAGTGCAACCTCACGGTCAACATACGTCATCTCAGGTAAGTCTAGGCACTCAGCTTTGGTGAACCGGATCGCTGGCTGTAAGACTTCAAACACTGTCTTCATCGCGCTCGGCTTCGGAATCCACCGGAACTGCGATGCCTTGTACATCACCATCTCTTTGAACGCGGAAGCAAAGCGGGGAACATCCAACGGGTTGATAAGTTTTGCCAAACCGTAGGCGTCCATCGGTGACTGCGCAGCGGGTGTCCCTGTCAGCATCCACAACCACGTAGAAGGCTTGACCAAACGGTTCAAGGTCTTCCATCTGCTCGTACTTGTGTTTTTATAAGCGTTGGCCTCATCAATGACAATCAGGTCAAACCCTCCCTTCTCTATTGCATCGGAGACAACCTCCACTCCGTCGTAGTTAATGATGACGAACTCTGCTTGGCTCGACACAACTTCACGCCGCTTGGCAGGTGACCCGTAGGCGATATCCACTGAACGATGCATAGCGAAC